TTAATACAAGGCATTGTATATCTAACTGAGATAAGTGTCCTTGTTTAATTAATTCATCTGTTTTTGTGACTTTGTATGAGGGGCCAAATAGACCCTCTAAGACCCACTTATGCGTCTGTGTGCCATCTAAAGTTCCAGTGAATCCAAATCTATGCTTGGCACACTCTAATTTTGACATTATAGATATTAAGGACTTACTTTTAAAAAGATGTGCCTCATCACCAATGACCACATCATAGTCTACAAAAAACGATCTTGGAAGTTTATAAACTGACTGCCAAGTTGTTATTGTAACTGGAAGATCATGTTCTTTCTCTTTACCCGCATATATTCTGTGACAATATGAGTCAGCGTTCCAACCGTAATCAAAAAAGTCTTTATACATCTGCTCTACTAAAGATGTCGTGGGAACAACTAAGAGGATTTTTCGTTCTTTCGCAACATAATATCTTACAAGAGAGTAAATCATCAAAGATTTGCCTGAAGCAGTGGGTGATATCAATAGCTTTCTATTATGTTTTAAAGCATCGTATACTCCCTGAATCTGGTATTTTCGGGGACTATGATTGCAAATAGATGTCATATAATCTTTGACACCCTCATAAGATATATCTTCGTTTACTTCAAAAGGTGATCCGTAGTATTCGTTATCTAGAAATTTATATGTATATCCGTGATTCTCACAAAACTGAACTAACTTATCTAACAACCCTACATAAATTCTTTTTGATCTTAAATCAAATAAATGTATTTCTCCATTCCAATTCCTACCACGATACTGTGGCATAAATTTTGCATTCGGTACTTCAAAAGTAAAATGATCTCTTAACTCATATTGAATATGAGGTTCTGCATTAATCCTAAGAAATACTTCATTCGCTTTAGAAATAATAACATTCGCTGATGTGTCGATCACATAGATACATGAATCTATATGTATTTATCAACCCAATCCAGATTGGAATCTCATGTATTCTATTGCATTCTTAATTTGATACGTTCTATTCTGTACCACTTTGAGAATGCTTTCAATGTATGTCAACATTGTATCATAGTAGTCTATCTTCAGTGACACAGTTGATAATTTTTCGTCCGCGTCCAAATATTTTTGCATAGTATCCTTGTCTCGTATTTTCTTAGGAAAAGGATTTTGAATATAAACATCAGGATCAGCCTTGCCTGAGAAATACTCATATCTCTCGTGACGAATATTTTTTCTTTGCTGTTCTGCCTTCTTTCTTAAAAGAAAAATGGTATTGTATAATTCAAAGTATTTTGCATGAAGAGAGGGGATGTTTAACGATTCTTCGTGTAGATTGTCTCTGTCTATTTTTGAATCTTTTTCCCACATCTCTTGAAGTTTTTCAAGATCAATTGTCATTAACTATCGAGTGGATTGTTCTCCAAATCAGTAAGGTTGTATATAGTATACTTGAAAGATACACTTGCTGTAAAGTATTCTATATCTGTATCTGTAGCATCAAAATTTAAAGTTGTTAAAGAGTATGGAAATAGGTCTTTAAAATTTACTTGAAACTTAGGGACTAAATTGCTACTTAAAATTTGTAATGTGCCATCTGAATATATGTTATCTCCGACTTGTCCAAAATTTGCTGGCATTGTTGCTTCTGATTCTAGATCACGAAACTCTTTCATAGACTCTGGATATCCTAATCCACGTATCCATTTTTGTATTGCCATATAGTTTTTAAGATCTTCATCAACTAGAAACTGTAGATTTAAATCACCAAACTGAATTTTGTCACCGGGAACATCAATATTTTTTAACCAACTTGGTTGTTCTGCAATACCTAAAGTAATATCTGGAACGTTTGCTTGATTACAAAAAAACGAAACACTCTTTGCTCTCTCTAGGGTAAATTTAAACCCAGTAGGTGCAAGAAAGTTTCGATTTTCTATTGGTGTGGCTCTTCCAGTTGTATATTCGGGCATTATTCAGTGACTACAGTTGCATCGGCAAACCATTTTGGTTGATATGTTACACCTTGAGGACTAGTAATAGTTGTTGCTTTAATAGCATCAGCGTCTGATTTACTAGAAAATTGTTTCCTACTTGCGTAATCATTTGTCCATGAATTATCACCTTTCCAATAAACATCACCAGCATTTATTTTACTTGGTGTTTTAACGTGATAGGGCATTTTATTAATACATGTTTTAACTATTTATAATATAGCATAAAAAAAGATCCCCTACAAGAGAGGATCTTTGAAAAATATAAGCATCTCGCTTACATTAGGTTCTTAACTGCAACACGTCTATAGTAACGGTTTGAGTTAACTCCAAGACGACCACCACCCGGAGGGTTAGTGTCAGTTGCCTTACCTTCGGCAAATGGGTTCGCTACGATTCCGTAACGAGTCTTGAATCCGATTTTTGGTTGGAAAGTATTTTCTCCAACTGCTCTTACCATCTGTAATGGAACGTAAGGACAGTAGAATATACCTGCGTCATAAGGTGAAGTACCTTTGTAACCTACAACGTAATACTGATTACCACCTGTTGGGGCACCATTAGTAGCAGTTAGGTTAGCAGAATATGGGTCGATGTAGACTCTATACTTACCTTGTAGAACACCAGCAAATGTATTACCTGTGTCATCTACATTTAAGTTTGCATTTAATGCAGGAGTGTAGTCAAGTACACCAGCCATGGTTAGTGCAGAAGCAACGTCTGCTGAACACATGATGATGTTACCCTTTCCGCGACGAGTTCTTTGTGCGATTGCGTTCGCATCTCTCTCGATTTGGAATAGAAGTCCTTTGAACTTCTCAACTGACCATCTACCGTTTGAGTCGATATCTAAGTCGAATACACCTGCTTGTGCAACGTTTTGTACAGCACCTTGCTCTGCAACCTTATAGATTGTTCTGATAACTTCTCTGTTAATTTCAGCAAGTATCTCAGTTGAAAGGATGTTTGCAAGTTCTGCCTCTGCGTTCAATCCGTGGATTGCTTTCAAGTCTTGAGCAAGTTCTAGACTGTACTCTGCCTTTAACGCACGAGACTTCGCTGTAACAGTGACTTTCTCGATTGAGAATGCCATCTGGTTAAACGCTTGATCTCCTGTGTTTAACTTTTCAGCAGTGTCAGTATTCATTCCCTGACCTACGTTGTAGGCAGTAGATGTAGCAGAACCAACTGGGTTAAGAACAGCAGGGTTTGTACCACTCTGTGGCCCTGTTGTACCCATACCAGCAGCACCATCAGATTCTGTTGATGTACCACCTTTGTTGGTACCTGAGAATGCTGAGTCTACCTCATCGAAGAATGTCTCACTTCCGTTGAGAGCACTGTAACGAGATCTCATTGCAAAGATTAACCCTGTTGGGCCACTCATTGGTTGTACACCAGCAAGATCGTATGCCACCAAGTTAGGCATTGAACGACGAATCAAGCTGATTAGTACTGGATCGAAACCTGCAAGTGTTTGGTTACCACCAGACTGATATCCAGTGTTACCAACTGACATAGTTGGTTGCTCAGTTAGGAATGAACCTGACTGATCAAATGCTTGCTGATCTCTTAAAAACTTTTCTTGGTTTTCTAACAGGACGGCAGTAACCGCTTTACGATGATTGTCTTTGATTGGATCAAGACCTTCATACTCTAGAAGAGGCTTCCACTTTTCCTGCAATTGTTCTGTTTGGAACATTTGCTTTTTACCTATAAAGATTAGTGTTTAGTTTGAATTAATATTAAATTCAGTTATTTAAATCTAGAAAGTGTATTCATATAAGCAGCCATTGAACCAGTGACATCATCACCAGCATGGTCTACTCCTTCTGAAAGAGTTTCTGATTTAGATGAAGTAGCAGGTTTTGAAGTGAAATAAGATTCCTTCAGTGTCTCTAACTTCTCACGATATGTTTCTTCACTATCAAACTCTACACTTTCTGCAAGTGAAGCGAGCTTCTCTTTCTGAGTGGACGCTAATCCTTCAGAAACATCTGTGAGTATGCCATCAGCAACAGACTCTCCGAGTCTCTTGTTTAATCCGATGTTCTTCTCAATCTGCTCATTGAGTTTGGTCTCCATGTCATCAAGTTTTTCTACCATAGATTCAAGTACATCATATTTGTCGTCAGGAATAGTTACATAATGTTCTTCAAAAAGACCTTTCATTCCCGCTAGGAATGATTCTGTAAGTTCAGTCTTAAGTCCGTGCTCTACTGCGAGTTGGTTTTCAGTCATCCACTCTTCAGATACGTACTCAAGATATGAATCAACACGCTCAGAAAGTTCTTCTCTTGCTTGAGCAATTTCTTCCTCAATAATTTCTGCGTGTGCTGCTTCGATTTCTGCTCTTGCTTCTGCGACACGAGAAGTAACAGCAGCCTCAAAGATTGTCTTAGCTTTTGCCTTGAACTCTTCACTGAGTTCTTCTCCGCCAAGTAGAGCGTTGACATCATCTTCGATGTCTGGAATTGGAGTTTCTTCTACAGTCTCTTCCTCTGCTACTACTTCATCAGTAGTCTCTTCGGTTTCAGCGACGATTTCTTGTTGATCTTCAGTCTCAACAGTTTCTTCTTCTTTCATGCCTTTCATTGGTTCTGCAGGTTTTGCTCCTTTAGTAACTACGTCTTTAACTTTTTTAAGAGTAGAACCCGGTTCCTTCAGCTTTGCTGAATCGTTATCTGGTTTGTAATTATCAGGTGTAGGGCCTCCGAGATCCTCAACGCTTCCTAGTTGAGTTCCGGGATCTGCCATTGTTGGCATGGAATCTGCAGGTTTAGCGTTGGCATTCACGGCAGTCTTGGACTGTTTTATTCCAGATGCTACATCCATTTCTTGTAATTGTTTGCCACTAGACATTGGGTTTGTTCTCCGTTTTCCGTAATTAAACTTATTTTTATTTAGAAGTTTTATATATTTGATAAGAAATCGTTAAATAAGTCTAACTTTTTCTCGTCAAGTTGTTTTTGATCTACTAAGGTATTTATAGACTTATAAGTCTTAGTTGCGAACTTCTCACGCAATATACCTCCATCCCATATCCAGTCCTTTCCTTCCATGATTCCCTCAACAAATGCGTCAGGAGCAGAAGGATCAGCAACGATATCAGCAGCAGTTGCCAACATAAAGTCTTCGCCAACTACATTGTATCCCTCACGAGTTGGTTTTAATGAACCAATTCCACGAGAAGAAACACCAAGTTTTACACCTTCCTCAATCAATGAAGATGCAATTTTACCCATTGGTGTGCCAAGTATCTTTGCCTTACCAATGAAGTTTGAACCGTTTTCTTTTAGAGAAACGATTTTGTGTGATACACGATCAAGGTTTACAGTAGGGCCATCTGGATGTCCTAATTCACCAAGAGCACGTCCTGTTTGAACATGGTTCTCAGTGTAACGACCAACTTCTTTACGAAGTGTCTCCATCGGATACATTCTACCATTACGGTTCTTGATGTTACCTTGTAAGAAAACACCCTCGATATACATCGACTTTTTACCGTTGCGATTTTCAACGAGAAACTCGACTGATTCGATTTCTTCTCTTATAAGTTTCATCAGGCCTCCTGAGTAATTTGAATTTGTTGAATGTACGCTGTACCACTGCTTGTACCTTTTCCAATTGCAACTCTTACAACCTTAGACATCTGGGCATCCGAAAATGTTGATCCGGTAGATGCAAGAACTGTACCTTGCAAGTCTGCATCAACTGTAATACGAGTGCTATTGTAACCACCTTGACCTAGATTACTACTAACACTAGTTACATATGCAGGTTGTGCAAATGTTCCAAGACCAGCAGTTGGCCCGAAACTCAATTGGTTATTACCAAATACTTGAAGTTCAACTAGTTGACCAACATCAAATGGTGATCCAGTTCCTTCAGCAAAATCAATAGTAGTTTCACCATAACCTGTGGTTATACCAGTAACTCTATTTGATTTGACCTTACTAAGACTAATTAATGCAGTTGTATCTGACGGAATATAGTAATCATCATGACCAACAGTTGGTTCAGTTCCTATCGCAACATGACAATCAGAACCTTTAGCATGAATTCTCACTGCTGCAGATTGTTGTTTAAATGTAACGTATGTGCTCCCTGCACCTATTGCAAGAGAAACACCGGATCCAACTGGATTATGTACTGCCATTAGCTTATAGTCTCATTTAGTAGTTATTTATGCTGTTGGTACCTCACCTACAGCTGGAGTTTC